GATCATATGCAACACCTGAACCTTCCGGTTTAACTAGTGCTTGAGAAAAACCTGACAACATAACTTCTTCTTCAAAAGCTCTGTCAGATGACTCAGTTGTATAAATATCAGTTGTCTGATTTTCATACTGTTTGTATTCCAGGCCGAATAAAGCATTCAATCCTGGCTCTAACTCTTTTACGAGTTGGTTTCTTGATATAGCCATAATTTATACTCCTACCTCGTTATTACCTAGAATATGATTAGAAATCATAACTCTCCAGACACTTCCTGCTTCGTCAAGAGTCTGATTCTGTGTATCTCTAGTTATTCCAAGCAGCTTTAACTGATTTACAACAGTTGTGACCGCGCCGATTGTGAAACCCGATAAAAAATTCGGTGCTCCAGAACCTGCTGTTGCTACTATTGGTGCAGTAGCTCCTGCGTCCGCCTGTGTAAGTGTTGTTAACGCTGTTCTCATTTCAAACATTTGTTGTGGATCATCGTTGATCAAACAAGTCATGTCTGTCGCCGCGTTATTGGGCGCATATTGCGACCAAGTCGGCTTACTTGTACTTGGGTCAGTATAAAAACTGCCGTTTAACGAACCTACTGCATTTAGCACTCCCGCACCTGCTGTGCCTACTGTGACATAGCCTGTACTTGCTAAAAGAGTTAGATCCTGATGACTGATTGCTGTTGTTGACGCAGCTTTCTTCCATTCACCTAAACCACCGTTATTATCATTCTGACCTACCTTTCTAATTGGTCTCAGTCCGAAACCAGTTGTAGATTGATTTGCCATTGTGTTATCTCCTTATGTGACCTGTCCTTGCGGACCTCCAGCCACGATTAATGTTATCCGTTGGTTTGATGAGTTAAAATTTTTTAACTTTTCTTGCCACCGAAGGTTGTACGAGATTGTCTATCAATTTCGATAGGCATTCCCTTATGCTGTTCCTTCATAAGGTCATTGTCTATAGCACTCATCTGATCACTAGCTTCTTTAGCGTAATAATCTTCTCTTGCTCTTGCGACCTCTTCCGGTATCCTCGTTAGCACAAGGCCTCCGTGCCCGATTACCCCTACGTATTTGCCATCCGTGATTGCTGGATAGTCATCATTTGGATATTCATCTGCTCTCACTAATTCATAACCAGACCTTAAGCGTCCTTGTATGTTTTTAGTGTCGACGAACCCCATAATTTCTACCCGAACCCATCTATGTCGGTATCCATTTGGCGCGTTGGGCGTATCTAAGTACGATGGTGGAGCCCAAACTGCTTTTTGCATTTTCGGTTTAACCGTTGATGCTTGTGATACTACTTTTGTAGAATCACTTTTTATAGTTTGGCTCGCACGCGTTGGTTGTTTTTTTGTCATATGCCTATACCTCCGTCGTGATTATAAGTTGTTTCGCATACTCTTCTAATGGCACACCTAATTTTTTCGCTATTGCGACCTGTGATGATGTGAGCCTCACAGATTTGCGATTAGTCTTTGAACTACGCGTTGCCGAAGCAACGTTTTGTGTAGGTTTACTAATCTGTTGTTCTTTCTTACCAAATTTATGGGGAAATTCAAGTCTTATTCTTCTATCAACTTCCACATAATATTCGTTAGATTGTGGGTCCATACCCTCTTCTTCAGTAAGCTTTCTATGTAAGTCAAATGCCGTATAAGTCATAGCATTATCTTTACCAAACCACTCATTTTCTTCGGCCCAGGCTTCTGCTTTAGGATCTCTAGGTGCCTGTTGTTGTGGTCTTTGCTGTAATGTTGGTCTTTCTTTAGCGGCAGTTTCCTGCATCGCCTGTTGAGATTTAATTTCAGCTAATTTACCCTGTTCATAACCCAATTGAGAAATAGCAGTTAATGCCTCTACTTCAGCTTTTGAGTCCTCGTTGGTTCTTGCTGTTGCAAGTTTAGCCTGTGCTGCTGAAAGAGAAGATGAAATCCTACCTTCCATCTCACTAGCATAATTTCTATCTAGCGATGTGGCTGTAGCTTCATATCTGTCTCTTTCACCTTTAATACGATGTGCATAAGAAATGGCTTCATCTTTTTGCCTTTCCGCCTCACGCATTTTTTTTGTAAGTTTTGCTATTCTTTTCTTAACGCCTTCAGAGTATTCTTCAACTTCTCTAATGTTGTCTTTTGGTTTATCACTTTTTTCTTCAGAAGTTTTCTTTTCAACTTCTCCGCCGTCGTTCTTGTCATCTCGAACATCCGGCTGCTCATCTGATTTCTCAGGTGTATCATCGGGCTTATTATCGTACGTAATATTTGGTTCATCTTTTTTTTCCTCTTTTTCAAAAGTTTTATCTATCTCTTTTTCTGTTTCTGGCAATTCAACTCTAGCACCACCTTCGGATGTATCAAGTTCAATTGTTTTAGTTTCTTCGTTGTCTGGCATAGTTTCCTCCTATGGTTAAAATTCGTGGAATATATCTTCAGGGCTATCCACGGTCGCTAAAACTTCATCATCATTGAGAAGTCTTATCTCGCCCCCATCTATTTTAATCCGGGATCCGGCGTATCTTGCAAAGATAATCCAATCACCTTTTTTACACCAAGGACCTTCTGGATATCTTTCTTTATCGTAGCAGTGCGGTCCCATGTCTAAAACTAAACCACAAGTTGATGCTACTTGCGATTTTTCTACTGTAGTATCTGATAATATAACACCACCTTTAGTTTTTTCTTTTTGTTTAAAAGGTAAAACTAAAATTCTCCAACCTGTTGGTTTAGGTGTTTTTGCTTCTTTGGGTTTTTCTGTAGGCTTTACGCCAACTAATTCTTTATTAGGTAACTCAATTTTTGGGCTTTGAGTTGATGTTGATAACTGTTCCGTCATGTTCTTTTTGCTCCTTTTTGTTTAGCAGGTTGGATATTTCCTGACTTAAATACTGATACGTTCGTATCTGTCCTAACATATACTGATATTTTTCCATATTGTCAACAGCTCCTGACGCCATTGCTGAGACTATATCGTCATGTCTCATTTTCACTATTCGTCTTATTCTTTCTACAAATGTCATGTCGTCCATTATTAACCTTTCCTTTTCTTAGCCATTTTTTTAAAAGTCTTAGCTAAAGCTTTTGCTCTACCTGTACAACCAGGTTTAGTTATTGGTGTACACTTTCCTTTAGTGCCTCTTTTTTTAATCGATTTATTTACACCTTGGATCCAATCCTTAGTCATTATTTCTTCTTTTTATATTGAATCTTGACACCTTTTTTCTTAGCGGCAACTTTTGCTTTCTTCATTCCTGCTTTTGTATATGCGAAATGTTTGTTTCCAACTTTTGGCATTTTTAAGTATTAAACTTTTCCGCCTTTCTTATACATAGCGCCACCTTGCATACCCATATCAGATGGGTAATAACCAGCTGCGTTATCTCTTCTGGCAACAGGGCCCATAATTCCGCCCATGTTTTTTTTAACTCTTTTTTTAGTAGACTTCTTTCCTCTTGGATTAGCTGTCTGTGTGTTGAATCTTGGATTTGACATTATCTTTTCCCCTTTAATAAAATTGGACTGACACCACGTTTAGCAGCACCGCCTGCGCTATAACCTGTTCTTCCGCCAGAAGCAAACCCTCTTGATACAGGTCCCCCTTTAGCCTTAGGACTGTATAGATTTTTTGTTAGATGTGAAGGCATTGTAGAACCGCTTCCAGCAATGTCTCTCATATCTGGTTTCTTAAAAGGTTTAGGTAATCTTGCTCCACCTGCGGCTTCTGACATTAAAAATTTACCTTTAGGTAATCTTGCTCCACCTGCGGCTTCTGACATTAAAAATTTACCTTTTGTCAAACCGGTATCAATTCCTTTTCCTTTTCCTTTTAAACCTTTAGAAGCAAGATACGCTGCTCCAATCAAAGCTGCTGGTTTAGCAACTTTTGTTACTGCTTTTTTTACTTTTTTTAATATTTTTTTTAGTCCCATAATACTCTCCTTATACGTATTTTATTTTTTGTTGTCCACCTTATTGTTTCTAAATATTTGTGTGCCTTTTATACCATAGATGCTCGCCACTACAAGTATCCATAAATTAGTAAACCATGATGGAAGTGCCGCAAAATGATCAAAAAAGATACTTACTTTGTCCATGGCCGTCGGATCATCACTTACAACTGCCCAGGCCAAAATTGCTATGGGCGCCGAGAGAATTATCAAAACCGCCTCGTCCTTCCAGTCTGAATCTCTAGATTGTAAAAGTTTTCCCTGGTATTGCTCTTCACCCCGGGCCATCTTTTCTGCGTGCATGTACTGTGCATCAGCCATACGCATTTTAGTTTCCTGCTTCTTCTTAAAAATGTGACTACCTGCGGAAACGGCTAATTTAATTGCCGAGAACCACATGTTAGTACCACTTAACTGAAGATTTTTTTGAAGCAAGCATTCTTCTTTGTCCACCAACTTTATTAACAGTTGGTTCACCTAGAGGAACCTTACAT